CGGAAGCTCTTTTGGATTTGAGGAAGAGGTAGAACGCCCGACACGAACTCCTGCTCCATTGCCTACTGTTAATGATGATACTGTTAGTGATAGTGATGAGTCCGATGATCTTTCTTACTTTAGTAAGTTGGCCGACGAGGCATAATAAATAGTCGTCTGGAAGTGCCAGATGACTCCTTGGGGGGAAGGGCCTTAATTGGCTCTTCCCCCCTTTTTTATTATGGGGTTCTTCCTGTAAACACTCCGGGAATGGTTCCATTAATGGCATCCTCTACCATCAGGCGCCTATATTCAGGCATAGTTCTAACTGCCTTTGGAACTCCCGCCGGAGGAAGCCCTTCGGCTGCTGTGGCCGCGGCCTGTGATCCGCCAAACCCAAGGTCTCCTAATAGTATGTTCATTCCGGCCGGCATAGGAGTGTCCTGTGTGGGTATATTTCCTGCCATGGTTGTTGGGGACATTCCCATTAGGGTTAACTCTTGCTGAATTTTTGGATCTAATACACCAAAGTAATCTTTTGATAGTCCTGTCTGTCCTGTTTGTTCTTCTATTTGGGCTATTTTTGGTGCCATTTGTGTATAATAGTCTATTTGTCTGTCTCGCTCTTGTCTGGCTACCTTCCCTTCATTTCTTTCAAGTATTCTTTCTCGTATTGTATTATATTTTTCGGGGTCGTTCATTTTTAGTTTAATCATTCTGGGAGTATATAATTCTTTTTCTTCTGGATGTTTTTCCATTAGAAATGATGACATCCCTTGTCGTCCTTCTGGTGTTGTGGTGTCCCATAGAGAAGGAACTCCGAATGTTTCTTCATTATAATTACGAAGCTGTGCCTGTTCGCCTGTTGTGATAGACCCAGGCCCATATTCAGTTCCCCATTGTTTTTTTGTTTCGGCTGTAATTTGCTCTCCTTCGTCCATTGTTTCACCAAAACTTGTCCACCCCCAACTTCGTACTGTATTTACTATGTCATCATTTACTTCTCCAAACCAGTCTCCTATTGCATTGGCGAATTCGGATAGGGTATTTCCAATAGCATCAAGTTTTTTTGCGATATATTCGCCACCAAAAGAACCGAGAAAGGCGCCAATGGCCGCCCCAATTAATCCTCCGGCCACCATTCCTATTGGGCCGCCTACCATTCCTAATGTAGCTCCTATTAGTGCCCATTTTGTTGCATTTGCTGCCATGTTTAAAGTTCTTACCCACTCTCCTGCCTCTACATCCATTTGCCCGCCTAGAAGAGAACCAAATCCTGACGAGAATTTACTTGTGTCCCATTCTGATGATCGGGCAATTCCTAATGAAATGTCAGTAAACGCAGCCATTATAGCAGCTCCAACCAAGGCCACGATTCCTATAATAGGCAGAGCGGCCATTATTCCGCCCATTATTGTCGCTCCTATTCCTCCGGCGGCGAGTGCTCCTATTCCTCCGGCGGCAAGTCTTGATCCTATTATGCTATGTATTATATTTGATAACCATCCTGCGGCGTTTTCGTCGCCATGCTCTGTTGTTTCTGTAATCTTTTCAAAAATAGCACCAATCGGGTCCTCTCCTCGTTCACTTTCTCGCCTTTCTTCTATTTCGGCAAATCTATCTCCTTTTATTTCTTGTAGAATATCCTTTTGGACGAGCAACTGTTCTTTTAATATATCTTTTAGATTCTCTGGTTGTTCTGAAATTGCAGCCGTGGTTGCTTCTGTGGCTTTTGTTCCCTCATTAATGGCCGCTACTTCTGGTTCCTCTGTAGTTAACCCAAGATTATCTTGGATGGTCCCCCACATTAATGAACCAAGCCCACCAATCCAATCAAAGGCTGCGCTCATTATTGGGCTGTCGTCAAATAAGGCATACTTCCAGGTTTCCGGCCCAAGTACCGTATTAAATTTATCCGCAGTAAAACTAAGAATTGCGGTTTGCCCGTCTCCTAGATTTGGTAGTGTTCTAGTTGCTGCCATTTGTTTTTACTTTCTTTTCATTTTTTCCTGTTGGGCTTGAATTTCGTCGTTCTTTTTTTCTATGTGGGCTTTTAGTAGTGATATGTATATTTCCCTTTCCCAAGGCATCATGCTATCAAGTTCTGTCAGACTGTAATTGTGTTCTTGCATTAATATGAAATTAAGTTCATAGTAGTTTTGTAGCGTATCATGGGAAAGGCCTATGTAAAAAAATTCTGTAACCCTTCTACCTCCAAGGTATCTTCAAACTTACAGTCCACACATTTAAAATTAACGGTATGTTTTATTTTTGGCATTGTGTTAAAAAAATCTTGGACCTTTTTAAATTGCTCCTCTGTCATGGTAGATATAAACTCTTCTAATTCTTTTGGTGTATAGTCTGTTGCATTGTATGTTTCATCGGTATCATATACTTGGTCTATACATTCTCCTATGAGATTAAATACGGTGGACATTTCAGTCATGCTCTTCCCTTGGAATTTATTGAGAAGATCAATCTTTGGGTGTTTCATTATAATACCAATATCCTTTGTCAATTTTATTTTTGTATTATGTTTTTTGTCCTTTACTACCTTTACTTTACTTAGGTCAACTTTAATCTGGGTTTGATTCTTTGCCGGTTCATTATTATTTTCTGGGCATTTTTGGTGTCTAAAAAACAAATCTATTTTTTCGCCAATTGATTTTGACCTTAATTGCAAAAAGAAATATTCAATATCAAATAAAGGAAGAGAATCAATATCAATATCTCCTGTTATGGTGCAATCTTTAATGATTTGTTTGATGGCCATCACCATTTCTTTTTCGTCTTTTCCCTCCTGTGCGATCATCAATATTTTTTGTTCTTTGATTAGAAATGGTCTATATTTAATTTTTTGTTTATTTGATGGAAGTTCTAATTCATATTCGGGAATGCTCAATTTAGGTAGTGCCATAATAAGATATTCTCCTCGTTGGGTTATTGTTATTATTAGTAGAAATTATCAAGATTAGTTTTGGCTCCAAGGGCTTGGTTAAGTCCTGAGAGTCCGGATGGATTTAAGTTTCTAGATGCAGTTGTCATCCAAGAAGGAATTGCTCCTGTGTATAGGTCAATTGTATCTATTGTCCGGGTTATACCATCAAGAATTTCTCCCCATGACGGGCCCGTCGGTCTAGGCTCTGGTGTGGCCTCTTGGACCGTAAAGTCCGTTCGTCTGGCCGTCCATTTTCTAAAGGCAAAAGTGATTGGAAGATTCATGACCTGATCTTTCGTTGACCAGTCGAGGCTCAAAGGTTGAATGTTCATTGGATAGGCGTCTTCAAATATTACTTCGTAGGTTTCCATCATTTTAAATTCTGGGTCAGAGAACATTTCGGCAAGAACCTCTCCCCTCATTTCATCATCGACAATTCTATCTTCTATTGAACGAAGTAGGTTATTTGGAGCAATAGGTGAATAACAAGTAAGTTTTAGTTTTTGTGCATATCCCCCTGCTCCTCCCATATAACCCCAACTGTGGGCTGCTCTATCAGGATGGGATTCATTACTATGAATCATTTTTTGCCAGGCCTCGAATAAATGTCTTTCTTTCATTTCTGTACGACAGTATATACTTACTTGTAGGTCATCATAAATGCTCTGATACGGCATTTTACGAATGGGCCCATTTATGTTTATTTCATTTGTGGCAAAGTGTCTTCCTGGAACTACAGCCTGATTACATAGAAAAGAAAGTTCTCTATCTACTCCTTGTAGTTGATCTGCCACTTCCGTCCCTGTTAATGCCATTTCTGGAAATTCAAAACTTAATTTCCAAGTAGAAGGATTGGCCAATCCAGTTGTTATTTGGGCCTTGAATTCGTCTGTACTAAAGGGCATTTGTGATTACCTCTTTTTTGCTGTTGTCCCACACTTTTTTGCGATTGGCTTTTTCAAATCTCTCTGTGGGTAGAAATAAAACATTATCCCATTCTTCCGCTTCAATCTTGATAAAACGAGATTTTATATGAGGGGTCAGGTATCGTTTTATGCACGGGCGAAAGTATCTATATTTAGATGCGCCAGATAGTAGTTCGTAGGTCACTCTCAGCCTAGTTTCTTCGTCATAGTTCTCGTCACTCACGGTTTCATATAATCCATCCATTAATAAGGCTCGGTTGCGGGGATTGAGATAGTGTAGATTGATTCCTAGAAATCCATCTGAATAGTCTTTGATTGGAATCACAAGGGGAAATGTATCATAGAATTCTAGTTTGTCTTTTGTTTTGGGGGTATACATGAACATATACATACCACCGATCATTGTCTTGGACTTTAGAGATTCTGGTTTTCCTAGTTTGCGAATCAACTGTTGTTCGTTTATATTTCTAAATTTTGATGTCCCAATTCTCCTATACTTTGCCTGCCTTGCTTTTTTTAACAGCCATTTCTTGGCCGGTCTTCCTGGAGACTCTCCGACATATGCTTCTCGGTTGAGCATCTTTGTAAAGACGTTTCTAGGCTTTTCGGTATCTACAATAGGCATACATCTATTTATCCTATTTTAGTATTTTTATGCCTAAATCGCGGAGGGTATCCTCTGTCCATACTTGAAATTCCCAGCCTCTGTCTTCTGCATAGGCTTTTGCATACTTCCATTTCGAGGTGTTGGTTCCGTAGGTCATGGCCTCTTTTAGGTACCTTCGGGAGGTTCGTTTGGATTTATTTTTTTCGGGGGGTTTTGTCTGGCGTTTGGGTTTAATTTCGACCAGAACTGTGCGTTCATTGTTGAACGTGATCTTGAGATCAACAAAGTATCTATGATTTTTGCCGTCTACCTGTGAACGATATGGAACGACAACCGATTCGCTGGACCAACTCTTGATGTCGTCATTGTCATCACACCACCGAAAAGCCTGTCTTTCCCACAGGGATCTGTACACAATCTTGGTGGGATCGCCTTCATATTTGTTTCTGTTCTTTGGGCGCCATTTACCTTTGTAACTCATGGTATTATGTATAAATACTTGAGGTAATAACCGTAATAAAAGGGGAAATAAAAATGGCCAACGATAGAATGCCATCCGGAAAGCCTGCTTATAGCACTCAGCACCTCACCGGGGCCAGCGCGATGGCTACCGCGGACGGTAGTGCCGGACAGGCTCTCCGCGCCGAGAGCAATCGAATAGATCAGGATTCTCCTGCGTGGGCCATGCTCCGAAACAATTATTCGATCCCACATAATACCATGTTTCCTCAAGACGACGTTTCTGGGGACCAGCCTCACATTAAATTTACGATACAGAAATTTCGCGGCCCGAAGTTTGTGCCTGGGAGTAGACAGGATTTTGCTGCTGGAAATATTAAGCCTGCCGTCGGAACTCCGGCTGCGACCTCAGGCATTGGGGCCCCACCGGGAGAAATGACATACCCATATGCTAATAACCCATCAGTCGGAGGACGTTTACCTAAATATGATTCTGCCCTTTCAGAAACTCGTATAGATCCAAATGTAATAGGGCCCCCTTTTAAAACAGACAATGTGGCCAGTATCAGATTATTTTTACCCCATCAGTTAAATGAAGCATATGCCCTTAGTTGGTCACAAGGAGATGTTGGGCTTGGTGGGCAATGGTATGAAACTGGATCTGCTGCTGTGCTTAAAGATTTATATGAAGCTGGAGCTGTAGGAAGTGAAGTTCTTGGTAGGCTTCTTGGAAAAGCAACTGGCTCTGCCGCAATGAAAGATTTAACTCTAAGAAATAAAGGTGGTGCAATCAATCCTCACATGGAATCCTTTTTCAAGGGCGTCCAATTTAGAAAGTTTACTTATAATTTTCAAATGTTCCCCAGAAGCGTTTCTGAGTCGATCCAAATTAGGAACATCGTTAGAATGTTTAAAATGGGCGCCGCTCCTGCAAACCTTTCTGGTGCCGCTGGTTATGGAAGATATTGGTTATATCCTAATCAATTTCAAATAGAGTATTTTAATATGGAACAGACGCATAAAATAAAGAGGTGCTTCTTAGAGAACATAGGAGTAAATTATGGAGCGGCGGGTGTAAATCAAACATTTAAAGATAAATCCCCTTTGCAGACAGACTTAACTCTAAACTTTACTGAACTTGAACTTATTCAAAAAGAAGAGATTCAAGAGGGATATTAGAAAATAAAATGGCTGTAGATTTTTTTAAAGAACTTTCTAAAATTGTATATGTCTCTGACAGGGATGATGCCTATAACGTCAAGGTTGCGGCCAATATCCTTAAAAGGATTCAAGTAACTCTTGAGGGAAAGTTTCATAGGAGTTTTTATTATCCTTACGATATTAATGAAGGAGACACTCCAGAGATTATTGCTTTTAAGTATTATGGTTCTCCCAAATATCATTGGATAGTAATTTTGGCCAATGATATGGTCGACCCTCATTGGGATTGGCCTATGCCTAGAGTCCAGTTTGAACAATATGTTACTGAAAAATATGGAAGCATTTCTTCTGCGGTAAGTACCATCTTGCACCATGAAACCCTAGAGCTACGAGCCGAGGACGATGGTTATGGATATACGGCCGGAGATATTCTTTTGGATGGAGGAATTCCTTGTAATAGTAATTTTGATTACTCAGCGGCCGGCCAAACTTTTAGCTCAAACGAATGTGTCAAGGCAGTATATCAATATGACTATGAAGAGGATTTGAATGAAAAGAAAAGAACTATTAGATTGATTGATAAACGATATTTACCTGTTATTGTGGAGCAGTTCAAGACTTTGGCAAAGGACTTGTAATCTTATGGCCCCATCGGCAGACGAATATAGTCAAGCTCCGGGAAGTATGCTTGTTGAAAAAATAGCCATAATTCCTCTAGGGGGATCAGAGGAATTTGAAATATCTACTGGAGGTTGGCTTGGATTTTCTATTCATGAGGATATATTAGATTCTATTATAACAGGAACTATAGAAATTCAGGACACTCAGAACCTTCCCCAATTGCTTAATTTAAAAGGGGGAGAATTTATTTCTATTGTTTTTAGGGCCCCTGGATTAAATTCTATATTTTTTTCTGGAAATATTACAAAGATTGGAGAGGGAGTTTCTAGTCCTCCTTATGCTAGAGTTTATATAATCGAGTTTGCCTCTTCTGAGCTTATATCTTCTACGGTTCAAAATATTAAACAGATTTATAAGGGACCCTGTTCCGATACGGTTAGAAAAATATTTGATAACTATTTGGCCACTACTTCATTAAGCACTTCTTTAAGGAGGCCAAAGCAATGTTTTATAGAAGGGACTTTTGGGCCGGCAGACGAAAAGATTAATATTACTGGGTGGACTCCTATAACAGCCCTTAGAAGATTAGCGGCAAAGGCCTTGCCTGCCAACCCAGCCTATCGAAAGCCTACTTTTTTGTTTTTTGAAAGATGTGATGACGGGCAAGGAGGCGGCGGCTTTTTCTTTACTTCTTTAGGAAAATTATGGTCAATGCCTCCGGTCAGAACATATAATAAACAAGTTAAAAATTTAGATATGGAGAGTATAGATGACTATTTTTCTATCAATTGGTTAGTAGAAGAAGAACACCCCGATTTAATTACAAATATAAAAAAGGGAGCCTTTGGTAGAAGTTTGCTCATGAATGATTTGGTTAAGAGAATGACTACTACACAAGATGTGAATACCATAGAAGAGATTATGTTAAATGAAGAAAATCCTTTGGAAGGAGCCCTTATGGATTTTCCAGAGGCCATGCCAGTTGAATTTCATGTCCATGCCGAGCAACATCATTCTGATGGAAAGGAAACTTATGTAGTTCCTCATCCAGAAATTCTTAAAATTGTTAGAAAAGATGCAATGAATCGATTGTTATTTAATCAGGTTGTTAGAATTGGAGTTCCTGGAGATAGTGAAAGAACCATTGGTGAAATTATCAACCTTTCTATTATATCAAGTGAAAGCCCGGCACACGGAGACCCTCCAGAAGATAAATTTTTGTCTGGGAAATATATAATAACGGCCCTTGCTCATATAGTAAATGGTGTTACAGAGAAATATGAAACAGTCATGGAACTAAGTAAAGATTCTAATATTAGCGTTTAATGTAAAGGAAACTAAGAAATGACCGGACGTTATTTTGAAGGTATTGTGGTGGCTAGAGAAGACCCAAAATTTATGGGAAGAATAAAAGTTCGGGCTATTGGATATGACGCAATTGGTCCTATGGCCGAACAATCTTCTCCTACAGAAGATTTACCTTGGTGTCACATTGCTACTCCCACGAACGATGAAGTGAATACGGCTCGGGCCCCGGCCCCAGGAACTAGGGTTTGGGGATTTTTGATGGATGGCGAGACCGGCGACAAAAGAATAGTCATGGGGCAAATGAATATAGGATATAATGAGGCCCAAATAGCAAATGACGGGACTGGTAGAAATGTTCAAGATGCTGGATTGCCAGATATACAGACAGACGCAGCCGGCATCGAGATCGGCATAAAACCGAGTAATATTGCGGCCGCGGCCGCTTCCATGCCTAGGATCTTGCTAGGTCATGGTCAGACTGCCGATGCCGATGGGTTTATTCGAGCCGGGCCCGGCTCAGACACCACAGGAGAATTTTCTGCGTCTTTTAGTAATGCAGCAGTAAACCGTGTGGTTGCTGATAAGAGTGCAATGTATAGGGCTTTGTTGTCGGCCAGAAATGAGCTTAGATCTTTGACTCCGGCTGCCGTTGTAAGGGCTCTTGCAAATGCCCCAATAGCAAAATATAATATTTGGAGCCCATAATGGCCACTATAAATAATCTTAATCCAGAACTAACCGCAGGAGAGAATTCTCTTATGCAGGCGAGTGATGAACAGTTACGGGCTGTGGTATATGATGGTGCAGAGCTTCCTGGTGTAGGAGGAATAGGAAATGTAACTCAAGTGGCTCAAGGGGCCAACCAAAGAGGATTACTTGACAGCACAGAATCTGATGTAGATTTAGTGATTGGTGTGTTAGTTGGAGTTGAAGCAGGGCTTTTTGTTGCTGAAAAGGCAATTGATTTTGTTCAGGAGATTAGGGCCGATGAGATAGAAGGATTTTTGGAACATTTGTCCGCAGAAAATTTAGGAAAACTTGCAGAACGGGGTTTTAATGAAATCCAGAATGTTGTCGAGGATGCCGGAGAATTGATTGGCAGGCAATTTGAGGGAATAGGGGAGAGTCTTACTGGGATAGGAGAGAGCATTGGGTTAGTAGACCCCAAACTTACTAGTGGATTTGGCCCCACTCAAATACCAACTGGATTTGCTGGAGGCTCTGAAGGAGCGGCCGGCCTTGTTTCTCACCCGGATGCCGTTATCCACACCGCGGAAGTAGATGATCCAAATATATTTGATGGGATAGACAAAGGTCAGTTGGCCAAAATCGCCAGCGTTGGGCTGAGCGTAGGTGCTGGATTTTTGTTGAGCACCAAAGAAGGGCAATTGGCTATGGCTTCGGCGCTTCAGGCAATACGCATAATTCAAAAAATTAAGCAGGCAAAAGAAATTGCCGAAAAGGCCTTGGCGACATTATCTAGATTGGCTTGATAAAAGGAACACGGACTAATGGAAAACATAGACTTTAATTCATTATATGTAAAGGCCTCCGAGGCCGAAGCCAAGGTCGAAAAACTTGCGGCCCAGTTGGAAGCCGCCCAGTCTTCTGAACAGGCAACTTTCGCGGAGACTCTTGATAAAGTTGATAATGATGGGACTGGTCCTTCGTTTTTTGCCAATGCTTCTTTAGTTGAGGCGTTTCCTGACCTTGCAGTATTTAATTTTAAAGGTAAGATTGATGCGCTTAGTAATCTTAGTTCTATTCTTACGGGAAGCCAATCATCAAAACCCGACCATTCGGCATCCATACAACAGCCTTTAAAGAAGCCTGGGGCTAAAATATACACTCAGGCAGATGCCAATAAAAAGCTCAACAAACATCCAGATGATGGTGGGTTGGTTCCAAAAAAGAGCAAGTTATCTCGGTTAGGTGGGCCCATAGCCGATGTTTTTCCTGGGTCCGAGGGATCAAAAGAGCCTAGTGACACCAATCAGCCTTCTGTTTCATATGGGGTCCATACTCCTGGTTCTGTTTCTGAGGCCCAGGAGAATGAAGCCGGTACTGCGATTGTAATTACTACTCAGGGAGATGTTTGTTCTGAACCGGCATCTTCTTTTGCTCCAGTTTATCCGCTTAATAAAGTTTCAGAAAGCGAGTCCGGGCATTTCCGAGAACTTGATGACACGCCTGGCGCCGAACGAATTAAAGAATCTCATCGCTCAGGATCATATTATGAAATTCATCCTGATGGGTCAAAGACAACAAAGATTGTTCGGGATAATTTTGAAGTAGTAATAGGTAGCGATTACACCAAAATAAAGGGAACGTGTGCCGTGCATATAGAACAAGATGCCGAGCTTTTTTGTCACGGTGATGTTAATATGATGGCCATGGGGCAGTTAGATGCCTTTGCATTGACGACGGCTTCTGTAACTGCTCTTGGACAGGCCTCTGTGGTTGGGCTTGGCGAAGCGGTTCTTGCCTCGTTAGGAAAGGCGGCGGTGACATCAGTAGGTAAGTCGTCAGTATTTTCCGCTGGAACGACAGAAATTGTGGGGATGGGGTCGGTTGATATGGTATCGGCTGGAGTAACAAATATTGTGTCTGGGCCTGGGGGAATAAATTTAGCAACCGATGGAGTGATGACATTTAGTGATTCGTTTGAGTCTCAAACTCTTCTTGGTCTGGCCACAGGGATGGTTTTAACTGGCATGGGCGCCGGAGGCCTTGTTAAAGCCGCCGGTGGAGTTCAAACTGGTGTGGCCGGAAAGGCGATTGCATCGGCAGCAAAGGCCAAGATCATCGCACCTGGATAAAATTAATTTTAATTAGGATAAATAAAGGGAACGCATACAACACAAGGAAAACTTATCTTGGCATATTCACAGACATTAGACAAATCTTTATATCAGGATTTAGACCTTAATTTTACGGCTCATCCAAACACACAAAAGCTCAGTATTCTATCTGGAAATAGGGCTGTCACCCGGGCCGTCAGAAATTTATTGATGACACGGCATTATGAAAAACCTTTTCATCCAGAGATTGGTTCTCATGTTACATCTTATCTATTTGAAAATGTAGATGAAGATACGGCAAGTAGAATACAGGGTGATATTGAGAACGTTCTAAATAATTACGAGCCTAGAATAACATTAAATAATGTGACAGTCCATGTGGATCCTGACCAGAATGGTTTTTATGTTACTCTATATTACTTTATAAAAAGTCAACCAAGAGAACAAGTAGCCGAAATGTTCTTAGAGAGAGTGCGATAAAATGGCAATTACATCAAGAACAAAAACATTAAAAGTATCAGAGCTTGATTTTGACGAACTAAAAGGGCAATTCAAAACTTTTTTGCGAAATCAAGACCAGTTTACTGATTATGATTTTGAAGGTTCTGGTATGTCTGTTCTTATGGACTTGCTTGCATACAATACACATTATAATGCCTTCTATGCAAATATGTTGGCCAGCGAAATGTTCTTGGATAGTGCAGTCATTCGAGGTAGTGTTGTTTCTAGGGCCAAGCAATTAGGATACATTCCAAGCTCTGTGACAGGGGCTTCGGCTAATCTCAATGTCACCATTCAAAGCCCAGAGACTTCGGCTGCGGGTATAAATGAAATTACTATTCCCAGATATACTAAATTTGTGTCATCTCTGGACGACAGAGCCTTTACATTTTTGACCACCGAACCGAATACGGCCACTTTGCTCGACCTTTATAATGATAGAAGTACCTTTTTGGCTTCTGATGTGGTAGTCAAGGAAGGTTATTATCTTACACAATCATATGTGGCCGCTGGAGTCGCCACAGAAAAATTTAATATTCCTAGTGCAAACGCAGATATGTCCACCTTATCCGTGTCCGTGAATGGTGTCAAATTTAATAAGTCCGAAGACTATACTTCAGTCGAAGGTACTAGCAATGTATTTTTTACGCAAGAGGGCGGAGAAAGTCTGTATCAGGTTTATTTTGGTGATGGGTCTGTAGGTAGAGCCTTGGCATCGGATGATGTTGTGTTCATAGAATATCTAGAGTCCATGATGGGTCCAGGTGGAAATGGAGCCAGAGTGTTTCAGTTGGGGGATATTTTTGCTGGCCCTGTTGTTCCTATTGACGGGGCTGCTGTGGCTTTGGCAAATGGAAATGCCGCATATGCAGCCTCTGGAGGAACCAGCAAGGAGCCAATAGACTCCATTAAACATCTGGCCCCATTAAATTTTGAGGCTCAGAATAGGTCTGTCACTCTTGGTGACTATAGAGCCAGAATTTTGAATGATGTTCCTGGAGTAGATGCCGTTACTGCCTGGGGCGGAGAGT